TAAAACTTACTTTAGGTACAAAGGAGTTCAAGTCACTGGCTTCAGTTTCGATGTAGAACTAAATGCTCCAGTCAAAATCAAATTGAACTTGATTGGTATGAGCGAAGATCCAGTCGCAACAACCATCGTCACTGGTGCAACTTATGTCGCGGTACCTTCTGCTCCTTTACCATTGATCCACATCAATGCAGAGAATATCTTCGAAGAAGGTGGTGCAGCAAATGCAATCATGACTAAGTTCAGTCTAACATTGAATAATGGCTCTGATGTCAATTATCGACTTGGTTCTGACACTGCAATCAGTATCACCCCAAGTAGAGCATCACTAACAGGTACTGCTACTTACTACTACTCTGATGCAACTCAGTACAACAAGTTCGTCAATGAGACATCATCAAGTCTAAAAGTCAAGTTGTCTGATGGTGATCGTGCTCTTGAGTTTCACTTGCCTAAACTGACTTATTCAAGTGGTCAGCAAGTCATTCAAAACGAGAACACTTTATTGGTGACAATGAACCATACTGCAGTGTATGACAGTGTAAATGCTTCTTCTTTGGTAATCACTCGTATCACCGGATAAAACAGTGGCAAATATCACACTCGACACACTAAAACCTAAAACTGCAAAACTAAACATCACTCACCCTGCAACGGGTGAGACGATGTTCGCCTTGCCTGATGGTACCGAAGTGCCCTTTATCATATATGTTGTTGGCCGCAATTCACCGCAATGGGCAAACTTTATGAAGAAGATGCATTCAACTACAGCTCAAATCGATGTACGAAGCAAGGTTGTACCAGAAGCATTGGAGTTCGCAGCATCACTAATCGTTGGTTGGGAAGATAATGGTATCATTGATGAACCTTATTCACCAGAAGCAGCACTCAGTCTAATCAAGAATACTGACAACATTTGGCTACTTGGTCAAATACAGAACTTCTTCTTGGACGAAGCCAATTTTTTTGGCAAGACTTAGGCAAACTAAAAGACTACATTGTCTGGGTCGCACGGATCGACACACCTCAAGGTGGAATAATCCCTCGTAGTCAATATGAAGCCCTTGAACAACAAGGCATATCTACACCTCTTCGTTCTAAACCAGAATATCCTGAATATCTGAACTCACTTCTTATTCTATTCTGGGATCTAATATCATTCAAAGAAGAGTTCGACACATATCTATCTTTATCTGAAATCGATGCATACATCAGACTACTTGATGAACAAATCAATCCATTTCACATTCGTATCTTATGTCAATTCGACAAAGCATACACGAATACTGTACTTGAAGTACTAAGGAGTACAACATAATGTCAAACATAGTATCAACTGTACTTGTCGATGTAGTCACACAGGGTGACAAAGAAGCAGCTGAGAAAATCGAGAATATTGGTGTAAAAGCAGCGGGTGCAATTGCGGCAGTCACAGGTTTCGCTTTAGCAATGCAAGCCGGTACAAAAGAAGCACTCGAGTTTGGCGATGGCCTTGTCGAGACAGCTCAAAGAATAGGTGTTTCAGTCGAAAAACTTCAACAACTTCAATCATTAGCTTATGGCTTGAATACTGATGTCAAATCACTAACTGATGCATTCGAAAGTTCTAAACAAATGATTGGCCTTTACGAACTTGGTGCTACTAAGGCAGTCAAAGCAATCGGCTTACTTGGTGATGAAGTCAAGAATGCAATTGAACAAGGTCAATCAGCAGAAGACATATTCTTACTACAAGTCAAAGCTTTATCAGAATACACCAATGAAAGCGAACGAGCTGCAGTTGCTCAAAGAGCTGGCCTTGGTGCTATGCTGGACATGGCAACTGCTTATGCAAATGGTACCATGTCTATTGAAGAACTCAAAGCAGCAATGCCAGGTGCAACTGTACTGACAGAGGAACAAGCAAATGCAGCCAGCGAACTAAATGATCGTTGGGACAAAATGGCTGGCGAACTAAAAACTAATGTAGCAGCAGCATTTATTGAACTTGGGCCAGTCATATTGAATATCACTGAAAAGCTATTCGATGCAGCTTCTGCAATAGCAAAGTTCTTCAGTGCATGGGCAAGTGGTATGGGTGTAATGGGATCAATTGCCGTGGCTTCAGGTGATCTTACTAAACAGGATGTCGTTCGACAACAACTTGCTGAAAGTACCGAAAGACTTGCAAAAGCTCAAAAAGATCTTGATAATCAAGGTGCAAAATCAGCAGCTCGCCCTGCAGCAGAAAGCTACTATCAAAAGCAAGCCGAAGAAGTCAAGCGACTTACCGAACAATACAACAAGATGACTGCAGCTCAGAAAGTAGCAGATGACACACTCAAAAAACTAAATGAGCCAGCAGGAAGGCCGAAAGGAGCTGGTACATTAGCGAAGGATGATCCTGAAGACAAACCTACAAAACCAAGAAGTGGTGGTACTTCTAATCTTGCTGCCGAACTAAGAAGACAGCAAGCCGAAGAAGAAAGGTATGCAAATCATTCAGAAGATGTGTTCAGAAGACTAAACGACAGAAAGCTCAAACTTGTCATCGACAGTACTACAAGTCAAATTGCACAACTTCAAATGCTTATGCAACAAGAAATGGCAATGGCTGATCAAACACTAAAAGATGCAAAACTAAAAGGTGATGACATCGTCAAAGCTGAAAAAGAAAATGCTGAAGTCAAACTACTTATCAAACAAAAGTACGAACTAAAAGTAGCTGATCTTGCAACCGAGACTGAAGCTCGAGTTCAAAAACTTGTAGATGACAGTGCTATGGCAGTCGCAGAAAGCGAAAACGACAAAATCAAAGCTATTCAACTCAGTCAGCAAGCTCAAATCAAAGCTATCAATGCAAAATACGACATTGAACTCAAACGAGCAAATCTTACGGCTGATCAAATTGTACTGCTTGAGAAAGCAAAGAATAACGAAATCATTGCAGTACAAAGAACTTCTGCTCAACAAACTGCTCGACTTGCTGGTAGCTATTGGGATCAACTTACTCAAAGGTTCAGTGACAATATGGACACCCAAGGAAGTCTATATGATCAAATGAACAAAGGTTTGGTAGATGTCACAATGTCATCGACTGATCAAATAGCAAGTGGTATGGCGAAAGCAGCAACTGGTGCAAAAGTCAGTTGGAAAGACATGGGTCAATCTATTCTTCAAACATTGGAAGAAATGATTGCAAAAATGCTCGTCACTTATGCAATACAACAATTGATTGGTATGGTATCAGGTGGAGGTGGTGCAGCTGGTGCTCTAAATGGAACGAATGTATCATCAAATGCAAACTTCGTTGGCCCAATGCAACCAAGAGCTGGTATGGCAAACGGTGGTGCATTTAGCGATGGTATGCAATTCTTCGCAAATGGAGGTGTAGTCGATAAAACGACACCATTCGGTATGGCAAATAACAAACTTGGTGTAATGGGAGAAGCTGGTCCTGAAGCAATCATGCCACTTGCAAGAGGAAGTGATGGCAAACTTGGTGTTCGTGGAGGTGGAGGTGGCAATGCAATCAATGTTGGTGGTGTCACTGTAGTCATTCAAACTAAAACAAATGATCCTAAGGAACATGGCAAAATGGCTGGAGCTGAAGTCGAAAAACAACTAAAAGCCCTTATTCACAAAGAAGTAGCCGATAGCTATCGCCCAGGAAATACAATGAACAAATCGAAAGTAATCGGTGGAGGAGCATCATAATGGCAAATACAACTATGCCTCTAACTGAATGTATCAGTCAAACTACAGCATTCAGTTATGAAGCGAATATCATCAAAGCTCAATTTGGTGATGGGTATGAACAACGAATACCCAATGGCATCAACTACAAACGTGATCTTATCAGTATCGTTTGGGAAAACCTCAGTCAAGCTCAAAAAACAACTGTACTGAATGCACTTGCAACTGCTCGTTATGGAGCAGACTACATAACTTACACCCCACCAGGCGAAAGTACTGCAAAGAAGTTCGTACAAGATGGTCAATGGCAAACTCAAACTGATGGTGGCAATATCTTTACTATTTCAGTACCATTTCGACAAGTGTTCGACTTATAATGACAGAGACAATAAAACAACATATTCAAAACTGGGCACTTGATCCACTGGTAGAGTTGTATGAACTCGACTTATCGCCACTTGGATCAAGTACAATCTATCGCTTTACACCAATGACAACTGAGCAGACAACTGCACTTCAGTTTGGTGGGCAAGTATGGCAACCACTACCAATACTTGGTGATGGCTTTCAATACAGTAATATTGAAGCACCAGCAAAACCAACTTTATCAATTGCAAATGTCAATAAAACTGTACTTACTGCAGTGTTGTCTAATGGTGATCTTGTTGGTGCAAAACTAACTCGCTATCGAACATTTCGCAAGTTTCTTGCTGATGGATCATCACCTGATAATGCAGCATTCTTACCGAAAGATGTGTTCTTTGTCGAAAAGAAGCTTAGTCATAATCGCATGGCAATACAATGGCAACTGACAAGTGCTCTTGATAAAATGGGTACTAAACTGCCTAAAAGACTATTCTTGCAAAGAGACTTCCCTGGTTTGTCTAAAACTCGTTTCAGAACTTGATAATGAATAATCAAAGCTTGATTGATGTTGTACTTGATTAGTCAAAAGAAAGGAAAACAATAACATTTATTTTTGTTATATTTTTTTGCAAACATGGTGTAAACATCTTCTACAGGATAACAAAACCAACAACTCACTAAATATCAATGATAACACTAAACACCAATCAGCTTGAAGCAATCAAGCAACATACTTTATCTTGCTATCCTGAAGAAGCTTGTGGGTGTATCACTTCAGAAGACTACATACCGATGATCAATGTAGCAAATAACAAACTAACATCGTTCAAAATGGACATGTTGGAATATCGCAAGCAAAAAGATGTCATTGCAATCTATCATTCACATGTCAGACAACCTGAACTATCTTATTTCAAACTTGAAGCATATGATCCACGAACACCAAGTTTGGTTGACATAACAACATCAAAAGCAACTGGAATACCATTTCTTATCAGTGCAACTGATGGCGAGAATGTCATGCCTTGCTTACAATATCCTCGTGATCAATATGCATCACTATATGGAAGGCAATTCGCATTCTACATCAATGACTGCCTTACCCTAATGATCGACTACTACTTGCAAAAATACGGCATAGTCATAAAAGAGCATGATGCATCATTCGACTGGTACAATGATCTTGAACAGCCATACTATGAGACATACTATCGTGACTGGGACTTCTATGAAGTACAACGAACTGAAGCTCAAGTTGGTGATGTAGTACTAATGTCAATCAGAGGTACTGCAAATCATCTTGGGGTACTTGTCGAAGATAATCAAGTTCTACATCATATGGTCAGTCAGCCCAGTTGCCTAACTTCACTTGCTCGACTGGAGACATTTCTTTACAAAATCATCAGACACAAGGACAAACCATAATGCTACGAGACATAATCATCGAAGGAGCATATGCAATTGAGCCATTCAAAATGGATGCCGATAACATACAACAACTATGTCGTGGCATAACAAGCATATTCCCAGACTTCAAAAATACCTTCAACACAACACCTTGGTTTGTACTTGTCAAAAATAGCAAAACTGGTGTAGAAGTACCTTACAATGAAATGATGATTAGCACTAACTTATCACTTGCCGAGTTCGACACAATCATCTTTACCCCTGAAATCGAAGGATCATTCTTCTTAGCACCTATTCTTATTGCAGCAGCTCAAGCAATTGCCACTGCTGCTGCAGCTGCCGCTTCTGCTATTGGTGCAGCTGCGGGTGCAATTGGTAGTGCTATCGGTTCGGCAGCTTCAGCAATTGGTATCGGTGCTGGTGGTGCTGCTGCAGGTACTGGACTTGGTGCTACAGCATTTACAATTGGTGGTATGTCAGTGACTTGGGGTGGTTTGGCAACAACTGCTCTGATGGCAGCATCAACAGCAATGTCACTTACTAATACTCCTAAAATCGGCAATAACTCTGTTGCTCAAGGTGGTGGTGAGCCAATATCATATCTTTACAATAATCCACCTAATGTCACTGAAGCAGGAAATCCTATACCACTAATCTACGGGCGAACTCGAGTTGGCGGTACAGTACTATCATCTTCAGTCATCATTGGAAGTAGAAGAATAACTCAGTTCAAAGGATAACATAGTGATAAAACTCGACAAAGAAATCTACGGCGAAGGCAAAGGCGGAGGTGGCGGTTCAGCCCCTACAGAAGAGCCAGACAATCTTCGTACTTATTCAACTGCAATGATCCTTGCTGCTATTGGCGAAGGCCCAATACAAGCAGTCAATGAACTTTACTTCGATGACACTGCAGTGAGTGCCTATCCTTATTGCGGTTATGAAGTACGAAATGGAGAAAGTACTCAATCAGTCATCCCTGGCTTCGCAAAGGTATCATCAATCACTCAAGTCAATGGTACTCTTACAAAAGGCAACTATGTCACTCGTGATGTATCGACTTCTGAAATTGATGATGTCGTTGTCACTTTACAAGCAGATGCTCTTGTACAAGTTCAAGATGACGGTGACATGGTTGGCTACAGTGTCAAATTTCGCATACAAACATCACCTTACCCAACTGGCTCAGGAAGTGCAATTTGGACGACATTTCAAGATGTCTATCTTGGCCCTGGTAAATCAGCAAGTGCTCCAGTTCAAAGAATGTTCGCCGTCGATAAACCCAATAATGCTCCTGGCATATGGTCAGTTCGAATACAACGACTGACTAATGATGATAGTTCAAGCAAAACTCAATCAACAAGTCGTTGGACGACAATGGCTGAAAGACAACATCACAAGTTGTCATATGACAATACTGCTCTTGCTGGAATACATGCCGATGCAAAATCAACAGGTGGTGGTGCTCCACGAACATCATTCGATGTATCTGGTCTAAAAATCAAAATCCCATCGAACTATGATCCTGCGACTAAAACTTACACTGGCTCATGGGATGGCTTATTCAAAACTGGTGTGCATTATACAACTAATCCAGCTTGGGTAGTCTATGACTTACTGACTAATACAAGGTATGGCCTTGGGCTTGATCCTGCGACAATCGACAAGTACTCATTCTATAATGCTGGTGTCTATAATGATGGGCAACTTGCATATGTCACAAGTACTGGCATATCAAAAACAACAAGTCGCTTTACCTTCAATGGTGTCATTCAAGCATATGATGATGGCTATTCGCTTATTCAGTCTATTGCCTCTTGCTGTAGAGCTCAAATCATCGACATGGGTGGGTTGGTCACTTTACTACAAGATCGCCCATACACTGGAACACCAATGGTGTTCACCAATAACAATGTCATTGATGGTCACTTCGAATACATTTCTTCTGGCTTACAAGAAAGGCATACTCAAGTCAATGTCACATGGAATGATCCGTCTGACAGGTACCTTCAAAAGATCGTCACTGTACCACATACAACTGACACAACTTATGACAGCGAAATAGCAAAATATCAATACAATCCTATTGATCTTGCCGCTATTGGTTGTACTGATGAAGGTCAAGCATATCGACTTGGTAAATGGCAACTCGACACTGACTTGAAATCAACCAATATGGTATCATTCAAGGTATCATTGCAAAATGCATTTGTTATGCCAGGTGATGTCATATCTGTTATGGATGAGTTCTGGAGTGGTACTCAACAATCAGCTCGTATCGTATCTGCTACTCTGACTTCAGTGACACTCGACAGAGCAATCACCATACCTTCTGGTTTGTCAATCATCACAATGCTCAATGTCGATGGATCAACTTACATTTCAAGTAATCTGACTAATAGTAATGGTACATTTACAACCTTCAATCTTGCAACCCCACTTGTTTCTTTACCAACGATTGGCTCAAGTACAGTCATCAGTACTGCAGCAATAGTACCACAACTTTATCGAGTGGCAAAAATAGCACTCGGTTCAATGGAGAATGCTCATTTATTCGACATCACTGCTACCCAATATGATGCAAACAAATACACTCGTATCGATAGTAATACAACAGTACCTTATGAAATCTTCAAACCAACATCAATCTATTCAGTAGCTGCACCAACAAGTGCTTCTGCAAAAATCATTGGTGTTATGGATGCAGCAAAGAAGACTTCTTCAAATACTCTTGAACTGAACTGGCAACCAGGTGACACTCAACCGGTGACATACACCGTTCGCTATTCGTATGAAAACAATACACCTATCGATGTAAAAGACATACCTAATCCATCATTCAGTATCAGTAATGCAAAAGACGGGCTTTACACATTCTATATCACTGCTACAAATCGCGACAAGATAACTTCAAATCGACTTACTTACACTGCAACACTTGGTAAATCAGACAAACCTGATGCACCTCCACCTCTTGTATCAGGTTCAAGTTCGCTAAATCCACCAACTAACCTATTCGTAAAAGGTACAACAGGGTATGCATTTACGACTGCAGACTTTACAATGACATTTACTAATCCGAATACAATCGGTTATGGTAAAAATACATTGAAAGACTTTATTCTTGAAGTATGGAATGCATCAAATACAACTTTACTAAAAACAGTCATCATTTCACCAATTGAAGGTGCAAACACCAATACTGAATACACATACACCCTAACACTTGCTGAAAATGCATCACTCAACGGTGGTATCCCAAGTCGCACTTTACCTATTCGCATATATGCTCGTGACACATTGAAGCAATTGTCAACTGCAGCAACGGCAATCTTTACTAATGGGGTACCTGCTGCAGTCAGTTGTTTGGTAGACAGTGCAGCAACTGGTGCATTCGTTCGTATCACCCCTGCTTCAGAAGCAGATGTCGCTGGCTACATTGTATGGAGAAGTACAACAGCAAACTTTACAGCATATGACAGTACAACTCAAGTCTATGATGGCAAAGATAGCAGTGTCGCTCTTTACTCTGATCCTGGTACCACTTACTACTACCGTTGTGCAGCATATGACTTCTTCGGTAAAACTGGTCTAAATGTATCAGGTCAAACAACTTCAAGTACCCCAAGTCAAGCAAAAGGCCCGGTCAATTATGCATTCAGTGGCCTTACATTTACACCGAACTCACCTTCGGTCAATGTATGCTCTTGGACAGGAGGTCAAGTTGTCTATCTTGATAATGGAGTTCAATCAACTTATTCAATCACTGCAGGTAATGCATCATGGGCAGTCGGTTCGAAGACATACATTTACTATCAAAAAGGACTAACATATCTTCAAAGTACTACTAACTTTGGTGCTGCAATGTCGGCAGATAATATTGTACTTGCAGTCTATAATGGAGGAACTGACTTACAAGTAGGTAATGGTAAACCAATCATTGATGGATCAACATTGATTGCTGGTTCAGTTGGTGCAAATCAAATCGTCGCTGGCTATGTCGATGCAGCAATCCTCAACTCAAATACTGCATTTATCAAAGATGTCAATATTCGTGACACAATCAGTTCAGTCAACTATAATGGTACTAATGCTGGATGGCGACTTGATAAAAACGGCAATATCACTACATTCGGTGCTCTTACCGTAAAAGACACTGTTGGTGGTACTGTACTCGACACAAGTGGTGTATCATGGGGCAAGGTCACTGGGGCTGGTCGCCCAGCAGATAATGCAACTGTCAATAATGGCTTATTCGCAAATCTAAATGGCCCAATAACACCAAGTAATATCACTACTTACATCAGTCATTTAGCAGTCAGCTCATTGCAAATTGATGGTAATGCAGTAGTCATACCAGTCGCAGTCAAACTACCTAAAACTCGTTTCACTGGTGCTCTTGCGGTAAAAGTAGCAACTGCCGATGTTGGAATAAATGCAGTCAATGGCTATGGTTGGTTCACTATAGCATCAGCTTCAATCGACATGACAATATCTGGTGCATCAACTAATAACTCAAAAGTCATTCTTACATACATACTAAAACAACATTCGACATCATATGAAAAAGCTACTGCATATCGTGTCAGAATAATCGACGAAGCAGATGTCATACATGGTACATTCGAAGGCGAATACTTACAATCAATACCTTATTCTGACGGAGCCGGTTCAAGTTTCCCGAATATCAATATTTGGAACTATATTGATCATTCAAAAACTGTCATATCTGCGGCTCAAGGGCCTAAAACATATCGCCTTCAAATACAGGCAACCGGAAATACTACACCGCATGATCTTACCTTCAGCGGATCAATTGTTCTAATGGGAGCAAAAAAGAATGGATAGCAAAATAACAATCTATCAACCAAGTACAGGTCGCATACTTCGTAATGTCGAATGCCCGCCAGACATAATCTTACTTCAAGTACAACCTGGCGAAGCTTACATTGATGGTACTTATGATGGTGATGACTACTACATGGTTGGTACAACACCAACAATTAGGCCATCATTTACACCACTTACTACTCGAAGCATAACTGCGAATGGTACTGACAGTGCTTACATGGGTGATGTACCGAGTGGCTCATTTGTATCAATCATAACACCACCAAGTGCTGACAATATCATTGATGACAATGTCACTTTGAATATTAGCTTATCATCAATTGTCGAAGGTAATCATGACTTCTTGATTGATAACTGGCCTTACAAAGAATATTCTGCGACTATAGTTGTACTACCTATTGGCTCTTCTGGTTTGGATGATCAATGGTTCGCTCAAACTGCTCCTGACATTATGCATGCAATCAAAGATAACTTATCGATTGGTACATACAACTCATTAGCAACTTCTATTAGCTCTACATCAAATGCAACATTTCTATCAACTAATAAAATCAATCAAGTTGGAATATCACTAAATAGTATAGTCAATTTCAATCAACTTCTATCATCGGTATCATTCAATGTAAATGGAACTCTAAACTCAGTCAGCAATACTAATCAACAACTGAATACATTTACCTTCAATCAAATATCACCTGATGTAGGTTCAATTAGCAATCAATCCCAACTATTCGCTTCAAATCTATTTCAATATCTAAGTACTACAGTCGAAAACTATGAAAGTGGTACTCAACTATTAGCAATACCTCAAAGTCAAACTGGAATAGACATACAGTCAATTCAGAATGGCAATGAACTTTACTTTACCGGCAACTTTATTCAACAATCCACAGAGGTCTAATCACAATGCCAGCATTTACAAAATACAATAGCTTTCTAAAAAATCAAATGAACGGTGATGCAGTTGTCGATTTCAATACCGACACGACTAAAATCGCTCTTACTACTGCATCATATGTACCAAGTGCAACAACTCATAACTTCTTCGATGACATCACTAATGAAGTCACTGGTACTAACTATACTGCTGGTGGTGCAACAATCACTACACCTGCAATCACCGAGACTGGTGGCGAAGTATCATTCACTGGTGACAACATAACATTCGCTTATTCACCAGCTGGCTTTACTAATGCTCGCTATGCAGTACTTTACAAAGACAGTGGTACTCCAGCAACTTCACCATTGATTGGCTACTATGACTTAGCTACTGATCAATCAAATGCAACTGTACCTTATTCAATCATCTTTACAGGTGGTGTAATCTTGAAATGGTCGTAATCAAATGGCAACAACATTCAATGTATCACCAACACCAGCTCAAGCTCTAAGTGGTCTAACGACTTCTACATTGATTGGTGGCATACGACTTGATTGGGTGAGTACCTATGATCAAACACTTTGGAAGACTGAAGTATGGATGTCTAATACTAACGACAGGAATGATGCAATCTTATATGCAACTGTAGAGACAGGCAATACATTCACAGTCAATACAAGCGAAAGTGATCCTGTACTAACTAAGTACTTCTGGATCAGGGCAGTCAATATGTTTGGTACTGTTGGGCCATTCTACCCAACACAAACAACTGGTGAGCCATTTGTATCAAGTTGGTTCAGTTCTGGTGACTTTAGCTATCGCGACAAAGGTGACACTGGCCCTGACTTCAACTTCACTGATGTCACTTCAACTGATGCAATTGGTGGGTTGGCTCTTGTTGGTACTTCTAATGGCAGCATGCTTGATGGTGGCATCGACAGTTTCTGCAAGCAACACTTTACTAATGATGAAGCCACCTTCAGTGGTAATCAAATCGACAGCATCGAAGTTCAAATCAACTGGAAGACAAGTATCACTCCTGCTGGCGGTACATGGTCAGAAGTGTATGCTTATTGGGAAGATAACTTCTTCTATGCAGATGACATGGATAATGGTGCTGACATTTCACAAAATCCAGTACTCATAACACCAACTACAAGCTATGCAAATCAAACTGTACTAATCACTAATCGTGGTGGCAATCCTCTTACATTCGCTGATGTCACATCACCTAATCTTGGTATAGCATTTCGCAATAATGCAATGGAAGCAGTTGGTCAAACATTGTCGTTCGATCTTATTCGTTTTAGGGTCAATAGTAGCTATCCTGGTGGCATTGCTGGAACTGCATCAAAAACTGTCAAGCAATATCATTGTGACACTTACTCATTGTCACCAAGTACTTTGTCAGCTTGGGCAAGTGCATCATTCGAAAGTACTCCAACAGGTTCAACTGGTATCGCATCAACTTATCTTCTTACAGCTGGCAACTTCGGTCAAAATGCAATATCTGACATAGTGCCTTATTGGCCAGGTACTGACATGACACCTGTTTGGGGATCATACACAACTGGTGCAAAATCAGAGTACTACAACTCAAATACTGCTATCAAGAATACCGTGTATGAAAGTGGATCACCAATCACCTTCAATCCGCCTTACACTGAGCAACCTGCCCCAATAGGCATACCGACTTGGGAACTTGCTGCATATGAACCGAATAGTACTTACGGTGTCTATAACATGGTTGGTTGTACAGATCATGTTGGAGTACCTAAACCTATTTCAGCAATCAACTATTCGTTTGGTCTGGAAATCGACATTCAAAACTTATTGTATGGTCTGGGTGGTCAATGCTCAGCATTTATCAAAGTAGTTGTACGACAAATGGAAGAGACATCACCTGATGTATGGGAGCCAGGAATAGCTCTAAAAGAACAAGAGTTTCACCCATTTCGCTGGAACTATGGTGGTACTCTAAACAAGTTTCAGTCAATAACTTCTTGGTCAGACAGCTATGATGCTCCATCAACAATACCAGCAAATACACGAACTCGTATCGAAGTATGGCTCAAAAAGTATCGTTATGATGTATCAGCCACCTTCAATCTTTATTGGACAAAGCTCCATATAATGTCAGACAGAGAGATGTAAAAATCACTAAATAGTATCAACTAACAGGAATAACAAATGACAAACGACTTATCACCAGTCAGCATTGATGCAATCATACCGCAAGGAAGTGATGTCTATGAACTACTGACAATCTACACTGATGAAGCTCAAACAATACCACTCGACTTGAATGGCTTTACTGCTACTTATCAAGTACGAAAAACATTCGACAGTGCAACACCAGTACTCGACTTATCAACTGACAATGGTACTATCATACTTGGTGCTACTGACACTGGTACATCAATCATTCAGACTGATCTTACTAATGGGGTCATTGCAATCAAGTATGCAGCTGCAACAACTTCTGCAATCTTATTCAAAGGTGACACTCTTGAATGTGTTCGATCACTTGAACTAACTGATGCAACATTGGTCACTCGTCGAGTACTTGATGGAGCTCTTACATTTACTCGTGAGGCAGACAGATGAACACAAAAGTAAAAACTTATCATGAAGTCAGTGCAACTATTCGCAAAACAGATGGAACTATAGTCAATCTTGGAGTAATTGTTTCAAATAAACCACCAACATTCTTACAAAAGGTAAAACAATGGCTACAACACCTAAAAAGAAAAAGCCAAATCGCCCTAAAATACCCACAAAATGTGTTATAATAGATCTTTTAGGAGAACACAATGTACTGCACTTATATGACACATTATACTGGTGACAAACTACCTCCATACTACATTGGAAGTACATCAGTCAAGAAGGTAGAAAACGGGTACCATGGAACAGTAAAAAGTAAAAAGTTCGGAGCTATTTGGACAAATGAACTAAAAGACAATCCTCACTTATTCAAAACAAACATATTGAATAGACATTCAACTCGTGAGGAAGCATATCTTGATGAACAGAAATGGCAAACAAAACTGAATGTAGTAGAAAGTGACTTATTTGTCAATCTGAAAGTACAACCTTTATCATTTACGGTACATGGTCAAACAAAAACTCATTCTGAAGAGACAAAAGCAAAAATGTCTATTTCGCACAAAGGAATAAAACCATGGAATATAGGTCAAACCATTTCAGAAGATCATAAAGCAAAAATATCAAAAGCAGGAAAAGGTAAATCTCATTCTGAAGAGACAAAAGCAAAAATGTCTAAATCACTAAAAGGTAAAACTCATTCTGAAGAGACAAAAGCAAAAATATCTGCTTCACTGAAAATGAAGCAGCAACTAAAACAACTTACATAGGTAAATCATATGGCAACTACAATCGTGACAACAAATGTTGGGAAAGCATTAGGAGCAAGTCAAATTGCTGGAACAACAAGCTCACCTCCTAAATATGTGGCAGTCGGTACTGGTACTCATACTGCTGCAGTCACTGACACTGCTCTTACTACACCTGAAGGAAGTCGTGTTGGTACTAACTCACCAACAATCACTACGACTAATGTACCTAACGACACTGTATCAGTTGTACAAACATTCACCGCAACTGGAGCAGTCAATCTAAAAGAAGCTGGCTTATTCACTGCTGCATCAGGTGGTACAATGATGGTCAGTGCAACATTCGATGGTGTTGCTCTTGAAGCTGGCGAAGATCTTACACTTACCTTCAAAACAATCGTTGGATAACCGTTATAACCTGCAATATACAACGGATAATCAACAGATAATGACTAAGAGGTAATCGCAGTGACAACATTGCTCAATCGTATCAAAACTAAAATAGGCAATTCGCCTGGTACAAGTGGATCAATCACCATTGGTACTGCGGAAGATGGCTTTCAAACATTTACTGCTTCAGAAGATGGCATAACAACTGACATACTAATCACTGAAGGCAACGAGTGGGAACTAAGAAAAGACTGTACTTACACTCATTCAACAACTACACTAACTCGCGGTACTCTTGTCGATCAATCATCAGCAT